CACACCACCGCAACGCTCACCGATGCGGCTACGCCGTCGTCAATCAGCCATTGCAACGCTTCGTTGATATAGTCCCTCGCCTGCAGGCGCGGGTCCGCCGCGCCGCTGTTTGACGCGCGGCTGAGGGTCCAAAGCCGCGATCCCCAGGGCGTGTCGGAATAGGTGTCGCCCCACCAGCCGCGCAGATCGGGGTTGATGGCGGCATAAGCATCAGGCGCGCGGCGATCCGTAAAAAGCGAGATGATGACGGCGGTTTGCAGGTCGGACCCGACCTCGATGTCGCCGTTCAGGACATTCCAGTCTGCGCCGGCGGTCTGAGGGTCCCAAACGACCGTTATATCGGTCATGTGCCGGGCACCGGCGCGCTGGTTTCGGTGGGCGTTCCGGTGCCGGGCGTATAAGTGTGCTTGTGGTTGATCATATCAACAAGGCTCGCGCTGCCTTCATCGCCGGTGATGTCGCCGGTCGCTGTGATCGTTCCATTTACCGCAAGGCCCGTCGCGGTGATTTTCGCAATCAGAGTTCCGCTGATCCAGAAATCTATTTCGGAGACGCCGGTGACGACGATCTTGCTTCCGGTTTGGAGATAGATGGATTGGTTGGCATTGTCATAAATTTTGACTTCACCCGCGGCCATTCCCTTAGGGCGAAAACGTTGGTCGTTGCTGGCGATGGAGGCGCCTTTGGCGCGGTCACCCTCGGGATAGACTGTGACATGATCGCAGCCGACGAGCGTCGCAGAAGCGAAGCCATAATGCTGCACGCGCGGCAGGCCATCCTGTATCTCTCCGGTGACCTGGTGCGACAGTTGCACTGTGGCGCATGCGTTGGTCTCTGTGGCCGGCGCAGTCTGGCGCGGGTAGCCAACGCTCATCAGGATACGCTTGACGAGGTTCACCGCGGCGCCGGCTGGTAATTCGGCGTCGTCGCGTTGTTCAGGCTCTGGCTTACCTGCCAATCGAACGGCAGCAGCACGTCGGGCTGCGGAATGAACGCCTCTTTCGGCATCAGCGTGACCTCCGCCGTCGTGCCGCGCTCGCCGCGTTCGAACGTCACGCTGGCGATCAACCAGGTAAGGTTCTTCAACTTCAACGCAGGCAAGCTGAGGCTCGCGAGCGCGTTGGGTGTCCACAATTTGCCAGCGCTGTCCCGCCAGGAGTCCACTGTCAAGGTGACCTGCTGCGAGCGCCCCGTGCGCCTGGCCATATCCCATTGCGTGCGCTGGATTGCGAGCTGCGGCAGGTTCTGCGTCTGCTCGGACACCAGCAGCAGCGGGCGGTAGCGCGCGTTGCCGTCAGCGCGCTTAGGAAAGGATTTGTCGAACGCGGCCGCGCCGGGGATGAACGGGATAACGCCGGGCCCAGAAACGGTCGAGGCCGGCACCGAGCCGTCGTTGAGGAACGCGCTCGACAGATACACGGCTCGCATTTCCGTGAACCGGTTGTCGGTCGAAAATGAGACACTGCCGGCCTGGACGTTGCCGCCCGTGTCGCCGGCGGTGCCGTCAGGCATGACGAAGCCCGAGGCCATGTTTGTGTCGCCGACTTTGGCGAGCAAAAGGTTGCCGTTCGTGTCTTCGTAGGCCAGGAAATTCGCCCAACGGCACACGCGCTCGATGATTTCGTAAGGCGTTTCGGTCAGGATGACGTTGAACTGCGGCATCATGGCGCTGTCGCCGTCTGGCGCGCTGACACCGATGCCGAACGGCTGGCAGATTTTTTTGGAAAGCTGGACCAGAGTCGTGTTGTTAATTTGAAACGTCTGAAACTCGGCCGAGCAGTCGATCAGGTCCTGCGTCATGCCGCGGCCGCTGATCCGAACTTGGTGCTGATCAGGTCCGACCTGGGACATGTACCGGTCGACGTAGCCGTTGATGACGGTGTCGCTGCCCAGCTTCACCTGGCAAGGCTGGCCCGGCTGAATGACGATGTCGGCGGCCTGGGTCGGATACCGCTCCGTCAGCGCCAGATCGAACGTCGGCGGGACGTTTTCAACTCCGCGTGAGACCCTTACATCCTGCCAGCCCGACAGGGTTGACGTTCCGACCGTGATCGACACAACGTCCGGGTCTGTTCCGGACATGCGCCATGATCCTTCTCGTTGTTGCCATCGTCATCGCCATTTTACTCGCCCAGGCCTTCGGCGCGGCGTTCAGATTTTTTGGACCGCCGCTGCTGCTACTTTTCGGCATCGGGTTTTTGCTGCAATGGCTGGGCATCATCGGCAAATAGTTACGCGCTCAGGAGGACCATGCTGGTCGGCATGAACGCCGGGTGCACCGGGTTCGCGCGGGCAATCACGTCGTCGCAGCGGCTGCCGTCGGCATACAACTGATACGCGAGCGTGAAGGCCGGCAGCGGCGCCGGCGTGTTCACGGTTATCAGCGCGGGCAGCGTCGCGGCCCTGGTGTTCAGATCCTCCACGATGTCGGTGCGCACTTGGCGCAGCGCCTGATAGCTGGCGACGTCCAGATTGTTGGCCGCGATCAGTATTTCGGCGTCGAACAGTGCCGCGGCGTTATTCCGCAGCGTGACGGCGTCCTGGTAGGATGTGGGCTGGTAAAGCGCGGTTGCCCGCGCCAGCGCGGTCAGCGCCGACCGCCGGCAAAGCGCGCCGGTCGCTTCCTGGGCCGTTTGGATGGCCTGGCCGATCGGCGCGGTGCTGGCGATCGTAGTCGGCGTGTAGCCCGCCAGCACGCTGAGCAGGCGCACCTGGTCGGCCGGGTCGGGAATGGCCGCTTGGACGCTGGCCGTCAGCGCCTGGACGGCGGTGGCGAGCGGCGCGGGCACGCCGGCCTCGGCAAGCGTGACAACATCTGCCGCGGCCGTCACAACCGCAGCGATCGACGTCGTGGTGTTTGCCAGCGCCAGGTCGACCGTAATCACGCCGGTCTGATAGCTGCCGAGCGCGCCGTTCGCGTAGCGGCCGTAAGTGTAGAGCGGCGGCGGCGAGAGGCCGGCGACCGCCGCAATGAACAAGCCGGCGTCGCCGACGACTGCCAATGCCGCGTTGGCAAAGCCTTGCACGGCGCCGGCGGCAGCCGTGACGACGTCGGCGCCCTCGGAAAAGGCGTCGGACACATCGTCTGAAAAATCGGACGCACACGCATCGTCGGCGTCGTCGCTATCGTCGTCGGTCGCGTCCTGCGTTGATGCGGCCGAGCCGGGATAGATCGGCGAGGTGCTATCACTGAACCGGAAATTGAGCGTCACCACCCGGCCGCGCTCGGCCTCTATGCCGCTTGTGAACTCCACCAGGGCGACCATCAGGCTGCCCAGGCTTGGATGGATCAACTCGCCTACGCCGGGCGTCTCCGCGGCCGCGAGCATCGCTTTTTCCTGCTCGTAGCAGTCGTCGCCGACCAGGAACCCCCGGAAAGTGTAGATTCTGCCCTTCTTGCCTAAATCTTCGACCCAGATCGTATCGCGGAACGGGTAGTTGTGATCCGCCGTCTTGCGGCCGGCAGCAATTTCGCTGGCCAGCACGGCGAACGGGACGCCATTCCAGCTTGCTGGCTGCAGCGCGTTCAACCAAGCGCCCGCGTCCGCCGCACCGCCCGTGAGGCCGAACGCGCTAGCGATTGCGCCGACGATGGCGAGCGCGCCGCTCACGACCCGCTGGCCCCCGTCACGCCTACCGCCGGCGACATCACTTTCGGCGGGTTGACGTTGCCGCTGCTGCTGGCGGTCACGCGCTGGACGCCATGCCCGTGCACGTGGATGCCGACGTCAACCTTGCCGGTGGCGCCCGGCGAGCCATCGGCAAATTTGCCCATGAAGCCCTCGGCCAGCGCGCCGCGGTTTGCCGCCGCCTCGTCGGCGGCGCGCGGCCGCTCGTCGTACCGCGACACGATGGCGCCGGCGTCGCGGGCATTCGTCGCCAGCCGCAACCTGCGACCAGCGTCTTGCTCGGCGCCGTGCGTAAGCTCGTAATTGTAAAAACTTAGCTGTTCAGCGCGTGTGGCCGTGCGCCAACTGTGCCCCAGGAATCGTTCCATATTGGCTAACCGATTGGCGTGCCATTGGCCCAATCCATATGCCGTGTTGCTATCGCCGTAGGCGCCTGCATTAAAGCCGCTTTCGGCGTCGATGTTGGCGACTAGTCCTGCGGCCTGCGCGGACGACCAGCCTTGCGACCGGAAATAATCGAAAGCCTGCTTTTGCGCATAAGCGCGGTCGGCCGAAGCTTTGTTCAAATCAGCGCGATTGATGTTGCCGTGGCCGCGACCGCCGCCGGTCGCGCCGTATTTCGCCGGGTCGGCCGGGTCGATGTAATCCAGGCCTTTTTTCAGACCGACTGCAAGCGGCACCGCGACCGCTGCGGCGCCCAGGGCCGGAATGCCGACCGCTGCCAGCATACCGCCGGTGACGCCGCTGCCGGGCACCAGCGCCAGCAGGCGCAGCACGGTGGTGAAGGGAGCGATCGCGCTGAGCGCCCACCCGGCCAGCTTGATCGCGACGATGCCCTCAAGGACCGTTTTCCAGCCGCCGAAGGATTGCGCGACGGCGTTGGCGTTCGTCGCCAGGCCCTCTATGCTTTTTAGCACGCCGGCCCAATCAATTGATTGCAAATAGGTCGCGAATTCGCCGACCTTTTCGCCAATGCCGGTCGCAATCCAATCGCGGTTTTTCGCGATCCAGTCTGCCATCTGCGTCAGTAGCGGCGCGATCACCGGGCCGAGCCTTTCGGCGACTGCGTTGCCAAGACCCGTCACCGCGAGCTCTAAGCGCGCCTGCGCCTCGCGCATCTGGTTCGCCGCGGCGATCGATTGCGGCGTCGCGTAGCCGTATTTGCGCGTCTGCCTTTCTAAGTCCGCGATGCCGGCGGCGCCGCGGCGCAGGAATGGCAGCATTTCCTCGCCGGCGGCGCCGAACAAAGCGACGGCGATGCGCGCTTGCGTGTAAGGATCCTTGATGGCCGCGATTTTGTCGGCAATCTCGGGAAGAACCTGCGTCACGCTCCGCGCGTGGCGCGTCCCGTCGTCGAACGCGATGCCGAGCTGGTTGAACAGCGCGACCGCCTCAGGCGCTCGGCCGCCGATCGCGTCATACATCGTCTGGCCGAGGGCCTGGACGCCGCTCGTGACCGCCTGTGTCGACGAGCCGGCGAGAAGACCCGCACCCTGGAACGCCTGCAGTTGCGCGGCCGTGATGCCGATGCGCTGCGCGGTAAAGCCAAGCTGGCTGCCCCACTGGCCCCAGGCCTCGACCAGGCGATACATGCCGGCGACCGACGCGGCGCCGGTGATTGCGGCGAGCGGCGAGACGACGCGGGCAATGCTCTGGAACGCCGCGAATGCGCCGCGGGCCATCCGCTCGAAGCCGGCGGCGACGTCCTTGATGCCCGACAATCTGGCGAACGTCGCGAGCGATTTTTGCAACCGTTCGGCCGGCGCGCGCAGCTCGGCCAGCTTTTTATTCATTGCGTCAATGCGCGCAGACGCACCGTCCTGCGCGGATATGATAATCTTAAAACCGGCGGCCATCTCAGCGCCTCCCGGCAGGCTTCGGCTTCTGTTTCTCGATCCAATCGTTATATCGATCAAGCCACAGCATCAGTTCGTGGCCTTCAAACTCGTCCAAGTCGCGCGGAGACCAGTTCAACCGAATGGCGAGGTCTACGCTGCACTCTTGCCAGTTTCGCGGCCACGCGACGAAAAACCCTCCAGAAAACTAGCGGCCTCCTCGAATTGGTCGGTATCCATTTGCTCCACGATGCCTTCGTTGACCTTGGCCACCAGCGCAATGAGCGTGATGTTAAACCGCGTCATGCTTTCGAAGGTAACGCCGCGGGCGTGGTGCGCTTCGGCTTTTTTGCGCTGGCCGATCCTTGGCGGCACCAGCACGATCTGTTCCACCGTGGCGCCGCCGGCAGATAGCGGCGTGCGCAGCGTGATGATCTTGTTCAGATCGTCGAATGTCTCGTTCAAACGGTTTGCTCCGTGACGCTGATACCCATGAATTCGACGTCGAACGTCGCCTCCTGGGTCGAAACCGGGTCGCATTTGGTGCAAAACATGCCATCGCCACTGACGGTTTTACCGTTGGCAAGCTGCAAACTGACCGATGATGCGGTTTTCGCATTGAAAAGCTGGACCGTAATGTTGCCGGCGTCGCGGATTTTCGCGCCGATCATCCCATATTTCGGCATTTCGGAAAAACCCTGCGGACCGCTTTGTCCGATGAGTCCTTCGCGCACGACGGTCGTGGTGTCGTATTTGGTCTCGCCGACCACGTCCAGCGCGTCGCCGTCGATATTGAGAAAGGATACGCCCGCGCGCAAGCCTGGCCCGCTGTTCAAGGCGCCGGAGTAAACCGAACCCGACATGATGTGCTCCTAAATAAGCCCGCACGCGGGATTAGGTTTTTTCGAACGCGACGTTGCCCGCAATAATCCGCAACTGATTGGCGACGTTATAGGGCAGATAGAGCGTGACCACGCCGTTCCCTGCGTTCACGGCCTGCGCGGCTTTGGCGAACGCAGCCGCTTCCTGGGTCAAGCCTTGCGCCGCTTGATATGTGTAGCGCGCTATAACGGCCTGCAGGATAGTCTGCGCAGTGACGATGTTCGATCCGCCCGAAATGACTGTACCGTCCGCGACCAGTTTTTTGCGGCCGAAATTGCTGGTCAGGAACGACAGAAGGTCGCGCAGGCACGCCATTAGCGTGTAATTCGTTTCCGGATCGCGATAGCTCGGGTCGGGGTCGCCGGCCGCGTTCACGGTGTAGATGTTCACCGCGCGCTGCACGCGCACCGTGCCGCCCTGCTCCACAACATAGGTGGAAACGCCTTCGGCAAGCAGCGTGCTCTGGTTTGCGAATGTGTCCTGGTATGCAATTGCCGGAGGTAGCATGGTCAGATCGACACCATCGCCCGCGCCCCCAAGCGGCACCGCCGGGTCGGCTTTCAGGCTCGCCGCGCAGGCCGCAGCGTAATCGGCGGCCCACTCGTACACCGGGTTGGGCGCATTATAGTAGCCCATGCACGTCGTGAATTTGTCGTTGCGTGCCGCGGCAAAGCTGCCGCGGGCACCGACCGTGCCGTTGAACGCGGTGAAGCACCCGCCGTAGATTTGCTGGCTCCATGACCAGCGGCCGACGATCGGATCCAGCAGCGTTTCGATCAGGTTCAGCGACATGGTGTCGTTGTAAGGGCATACGATGAAGTCGAAAGGCTGCTGCGCGAGATTGGCCAAGCCAATCGACATACCCGACGACGGGTTCGTCGCGCCCTGGGTCACCGTAACGACGGCCACTGACACGCCGGCCGGGTAGGCCTGGCCGCCGGCGGCTCCGTAATAATTGAACCGCACATCGAGGTCGCCGGCGGACTGGCCGCCGTTGGTCGCATAGAGCGTGACCACGCCAGCGGACGAGCTGGCGTTGCACGGCATGTAGGAAACTTGGTTGATATAAGTGGCGATGTTGCCCGCGATGATCGTCGCGGTGTCGCCGTTGTTTACGGGGACATTGACCGCGATGCCTGCGATCATGCACGCCAATGTGCCGGCCGCCGTCGCGGGGCCGCTGACGGTCAGCGTGATTTCGGTTTTGGTCGCGGACGGATCGTCATAGAGCGGCAGCAGCCAGATATCGCCGAGCGGATCGCTTTTCAGATACCGGTGATACATTCGGTAGAGCATCGATTGTGCGCTGCCGGTGCCCGCCAGCACGTCCGCCAGGCCGTAGGCCTGCACGGGCACATGCTGCGCATAAGTGCCGCTCGACAGGCACTGGCCGATAATCAGCGTGCGCTGAATCGGCTGGCCGCCGTTCGCCGGGTTCGGTGTGACGCTGAAATAGACGCCCGGAACCAGGTTTGACAGCGGATAGTTCGGGACGTTGATGACCGCGCCCTGGCTGTCGCTCATTTATGCGTGCTCCGGCTGCGGCGCATTGTCGCCGATCACAAGGGTGCCGGCGGCGCTTGGGGGCGCCGCCGGCGTTGCAGGTTCGGCTAAAGCCGGAGCCCGCACCGCGGGCGGGGCATGCTCCGCGGGTGACGCGGTCGTCAGGTCGCCCTGCGACACTCGTTGGATAAAAAACGGATCGAAGTCCGGCACGTCCAGGCCTTCCGGCGGCACGACGCGCATCGAGCGCGGGTCGCGGATCAGTCGCCCCTCGACAGGGTAAACCTTCATCGTGGTCTCCTATTGGGGCAGCACGTCTTTGGCCTTGATCGTCGCCGTGCCCTGCGTGGTCAGCGTCATTTCGATCGACGTGAGCGGCTGCGGCGTGCCGGGGTAGAAGATCTCAGGGAACACGCAGCCAAACGAGACGGACGCCTCGCCGATTTGATCCTCGCCGTCGTCCGTAATTGAGATTTGCGTGTCTACCGAACTGAATTCCTGGATCAGCGCCAGCACGTTGAAGTCGGGCAGCACTGCGTTTTGGATTTGCTCGATCAGGGCTTCGAGTTTTGCTTCGGCATCCATTTCGGTGGTGCCAAGCAGACGGCCCAGCACGACGATCGTCGCCGTGGTGGTGAATTTTGGGCCGTTCGGGCCCCAGCTCTGCTTGTTTTCTGCCGGCATTGTGACGATGAGAGTCGGCAGCTGAACCGGTGTTTCAGGCCAGTCTCGCGGCGCGAACACGTTTGACCCCGCGGCCGTCTGCGCCCGGATCAGCGCGGTGACGATCGCGTCGCGCACGACGCTGCGGTAAAGCATCAGCGCACCAGCTGCAGCGTCAGCTTGGCCCAACCGTGGCCGTCAGCCTGGACCTCCCTGACGTTGAACGTCAGCGGGTTCGGCGACGTGGCCGGCTGCACGCTTAGCTTGTCGCCCTGCACTGGCGGTGACGCGAATTGAGAGAGCTGCACGCCCAGGACTGGCTTTGCGGTGGTGATCGAGCCCGGCGCGCCGATCGACATCGAGCCCTGCGAACCGAATGGCCCGGTGCCGAGCGCCGCGAGCGACAAGTATTGCTCATCGAACACGCCGGTGATGATCTGGCTCGGGGCGCCGGCCGGGATATACGTGACCGTCGTGCCGAAAACGTCCATTTCCGGGCCCAGGATGGCCGTGTCGATCAGGCCGTCCCAGGTGTCCGGCATGGGTCAGGCCTCGACGGTGCGCACCAGGTTATGACCATTTTCGACTGCGGGGATTGCACCGAGCGGCCGACTGTCCGCATCGGAAGGCAGCTTGAAAAAGCCGATTGCGCGCTGACGCGCCGCTTCAGCTTCGTCAAGTGTGATTTCCTCGCCCTCGCCGTAGACCAGCTTTCCTTCGACCGAAACTTGCTCGAAGAACTCGCGTTCCTCGCCGTTTACCAGTCGGGTGCGTCGCTCGATCCGAAACGGATTGCCGACCTGGATCGTCCGGCCGGCCGCGACCCGACCCGTGACGCGCTTTGCCTGCACTGCCGTCGCCATCTCAGTTCAGCACCGGCGCGCAGACGTTGGCGCACAGCGACGCGCCCGGCCGCGACGGTATGACCAGCGGGGCTGACTGCAGCATCAGCACGCGCTGTGCAGGGTCCTTTTCAACCCAGGTTTTCGGCGCGAACGGCAGCGCGGCGTAGTTGAAATCGGGATCAATAATCTGCGCGAACGCGCGGATGCCCTCGATTTCCGGGCCGGCCATGATGACGTTGCCGTCGGGGATGATGCGCTGCTCGACATTGTTGTCGTCGACATACCAGTCGTTGTGCAGCCAGATGCGGTATTGGCCCCAGATGCCTTTCATCACGGCGCCTTTCTGAATTTGCGCGCCGGGGTTCAGGATGTTTCCGCTTTCGCCGAGGCGCGGATACAGGAACGCGCCCTTGACGGCGGGATCCTGCAGAAACGCGAGGTAAGGCGTCTGGGTCATGATAATATCGGTCACCGTGGCGCCCGACGATTTCAGGATCAGATACTGCCACGCCTCGATGTTGCTGGTCGGCGACGCGGTGCCTGCGACGACATTGGCGATGGTCCACTGCGCCGACCCGCTCAACGCCACCGTGTTCGTTGATGGGCGCCCGAAATCGATCAGTGTCGTCGGAAACCCGTCGCCGGAGATTGTGACGGTTCCGAACAGCAGCGCTTGGGCAGCCATCCACTCAAGCCGGCGCGTCAGCATGTCCATCTGATCCGCCATTTCGAACGTCAGGTTGGCCATTTCGCGCTCGGCGCCGGACAGGGCGCCGCCGATGCGCTCGCCGATCTGACGGCGGATCGGCTTGCGAAGGTCGGGCGCCCGTTTGTCTTTGATGTAGGCCGGCTTGAACGTGTTGGTCTGATAGCGCCGCTGCTCGACCAGGCGCCCCTCAACCAGCGGCGAGCAGAACGGCGAGATGCGCCGTTTGCCGATATCGATGTCGATCGACACGAACTCGGTATCGCTGGTGACAATATTCGGAAAAAAATTGTCCAGCAGAAAGCTCGTCGCAGTTTTCAGGTTGCTGACGATATGAATGATCTGGTTGGTGTCGTAGACCAAATTACCGGTGGTCATAGCAGGCTCCTAGGAAGGGCGCGGCGCCGACGCGCCTATGCTCAAGCCTTGCCCAAGGGCCATGGGGCAAACAAACTAGATGGCAGCGATCGGATCGGCCGCGCTGACTGCGTATTTGCAGAAAATGCCGTTGGCGCGCAGGGCTGGAACAAGCGTGTTTAGGTTCCAGCTGCTGTCGTAATTCAGCGCGTTCTGGTTGAACTCACCGAACACGTAGGCCCCGGTTTTGACCGGGATGTTATTGTTGCCGACGACATCGGCATTGTCAGCCAGGATCGCAACCGGGTTCTGGCTGCCGTCGCTGGCGGTTTTGACGCACAGGATGTAAGTGCCTTGCGCCTGCACCTGGTTGATCAGGAAGCCGTCGCCGGCAACGAACGCGGTGCCGCCGGCCGTGATCGTGAACCCGATTTCAGCGCTGCCGCCGGCCGGTGTGCCGACAAATGCGGTGCCGACCGTGCCATTGCCGAGGCTGAAGCCTTCCGGGTCGGTGACGGTGAACGCCGTGGCGCTTGTGAAGACGACGGTGAACGGGCCGAATTCGCGGCCGGCTTCGAAAACATAGCTGCCGACCGTGCCTGTGCCAGTGTTGGCGCCGCCCGTTCCTGCACCGTTCGGCGTGGCGATCGCGGAGTAGGCCGTCTGCTGACCGAGCACCGAGCCGCGCGGAAGCGTGCCTGCCGCCAAGATGATCGGCTGCGTGATGTAGTCCGAGCCGCCGGCCAGCAGCTGGTCCGGAAAATAAGCCTGGGCGAAATCACCGGGCGTCTGCGGGTTGTCGTAGACGCTGTTTACAACGAGGGTCATGTCGATCGTCCTTTCGTGCGTCTACGGTTAAACGCGTTTGTCACCGGTGCTGCGGGCCAACTCGATGGCGCGGGCCGCAAAGGCCGCGCCAGGATCCGGCGCGCCGTCGGATGCGTTGCCCGGCGCGCCTAGCTCGGGGCTCGGCACCGCCGCCATGCGACCTTGCCGCGGCGTTGCGGCGGCGGCCGCGGATTCGCCGCCGGCGACAGCGCGCAACAGCGTGATTGCTTCGTCACGATTGAGCGATGTACCAAAGGCGATTTGCGCTGCTGCATCGGGGCGCTTGCCGGCGGCCGCATCGGCAAAAATCGCGGCGCAGCGGCCCCGCTCGCGGGCGCGGACGGCCTTCATGTCCTCGTCGCCCTCGTCATCGTCGTCGGATTCGGCGTCGCCTTTGGCTTTTTTGTTTTTGGCTTTTTTAGCCTTTTCCTCTTCTTCCTTTTTCTTTTTTTCGTCTTCATCTTCGCCGTCGTCTTCTTCGGCGCGGCCGGCAGCGACGTTGGCAGCGCGGCGCGCAGCTTCGGCTTCCGTTGCCAGGCGATCCGCTTCGTTTTGTGTCGCCGCCGACGCGGAGGCGCGGCCCAGCAAGTGGGCAAACGGCGACGCTGCCGACGCGAGAAGGGATGTTTTCATTTCAATCTCCGTAGAACGGCGGTCAGCCGAGCGAGTCGACCAGGGCAAGGAAGGCTTCGTCCGGCGACAGGACCTTGTCGGCGAGACCAGCCGCTACGCCGTCTGCGCCGATGAATATTCCGGCTTCGGTGGCACGCACCGCCTTCGCCGACATTTTACGGTTGCGGGCGACCATCGCAACAAACATTTCACCCATCCCGTCAATCATGGCCTGCGCGCGCGCAAGCGCGGCGCCATTCATCGGCGTGGTCGGATAACCGTCCGACTTCTGCGCACCGTACTGGATGGTCGTGACCTTGATGCCGGCCTCTTCGAGCATCCTGGTAATGTCTGCGTGCAGCATGATGCAGCCGATCGAGCCTGTGCCGCCGGTGCGCGGCACGGTGATCACGTCGGCAGCGCATGCAAGCGCATAAGCTGCGGAAAATGCGTTCTCATCCAGGATGGCCCAAATCGGCTTCTCGCCACGCACCGCGTAAATCGCGTCGGCAAGGTCAAAGCAGCCCTGGGCATCACCGCCTGGCGAATTCACGTGCAGCGCAATCGCGCGGACCTCGGCGTCGGCCACGGCGCCCGCGATATTCCGGCGAATGCCGTCATAGGTCGAGCAGTCCGACCACCACCAAGCGGCGCCGTGCGTCAGCGCGCCCCGGATCGGCACGACCGCAACGCCCGCGACCACCGTGTATGGCCTCTCGCCGCTTTGCCTCGCGTCCGGCGGCACGAGTTGCGCCGATGGATCCAGCAGCAATGATGCATCGGTTGGCAGCAGCGCCAGCGGCCTGTTGAGGACGGCGCGAACGATCATGCTGCCCTCTTGCCGCCCTGGTCGTCAGCGCCCTTGGCCGCGTCATCCATGCCCGGCTTGCGCGAGCTTTCCAGCGGTGCGGCGCCCAGCCATGTCGGCGGAGGCAGGCCAAGCTGCTTGAACGTGTCGGCCTCTTCCTTGCGCTGCTCGGCGACCTCTTCCCACTCCAGGCCCTGCTCTGCGCACTCGTCTTCTAGCGTAGACAAGCCGCCGTTGAGCGCGAGGATCGACCCCTGGCGCTCTGCGACGCTGTCGATGATCCCCTTGCCGGGTCCCATCCACCGACACCGGCCGTAAGCGCCGCGGCACTCGATGAAATCGGGCACGACGCCGGACGGTAGCGGCAGCGCCTCGACCTCGAAGCATTCCTCAAGCCAGGCGGATCGGATCGGATCGGCGAACCCGGTGCCGAAATCATGGCGGCGCCGGTGCAGCGTCTTCCAGAATTCCAGCAGCGCTGCGCGCGCCGACGAATAATTCACGTCCGACCAGTTATTGCTGATTTGCTGTGCCGAAAGCCCCATTCCCGAGGCGATATTGCGCAGCACCGCGCTTTCGAACCCGGCAAAATTGGTCGCCGGCCGAGTCGCGTTGACCATGCCGATCTTTTCGCCGGGGTACAGCGTCGGGATTCGCGCGTCGCCGAGCATCATTTTGCGCTCGTTGTGGAACGCCGCGCGATCTGTCTGGTAAGCGGATAACTGGTTTTCGAGGCCGCCGTCGTCGCCCAGCGCCTGCGTAAGCAGCTGATGATCGAACGGGCTCTCGATATAAGCCGAAAAAATCGCGTTGATGACGGCGCTCTGCACTTCGGCGCCGTCGTATTTGATGAGCATCTTCAGCCGCTGCATCACCGGCGTCAGCACGCCGACGCCGCGGTGCTGGTTGGCCCGATCGGCGTCGAAATCATGCACCGTGATCGGGCGGCCCCAGCTCGTTTCCTTGGGCACCTTGACCCACATCACGCTGTCGGCCGCCGCCCACCAATCGCCCTGGTGCGCCTTGCGGATCCAGTAGCCTACCGGCGCATACTCGTCGGTCGGGTCGAGCTCGACGCCGCCGCGGGTCGAGTTGCTGTCAAATTTGAGCTGCGGGTTGCTCAGCCGGTCCGGGTCGATCAGATCCACGGCGGTCGCATAACGCGCGCGGCCGTGACTGACCCGTTTCTGCAGGTTTTTAAGCACTGCCAGCGCGTCGCCATCCAGCAGCTTATGCCGAAACGCCACGCGGAGAATCTGCGTGAAATTTTGCAGCCGGTGTGCATCGCACCATTTGCCCGGATCGTAAGCCCAGCAGCGCCAATGGGCGTCGATCGCGGCGGCGAATTCCTTGGCCCAGATCCGGTCGAACGCCTTGTTGCCGGTGTATTCCGCCAGCGCCTTGTAGTCGGGCTTGCTGATCGGCCGCAGCGTCGCGCCGACGACGTTGTCTGTGATTCGCGTCAGCGCGCCGGAGGCCCATCCGTCGTTCTGCGCGATGTCGCGCGCGCGGCTGACCACCCGGTCGCGCCACGGGTTGATCGCCGTGTCGGGCGACCAGAGATAGGGCCGCCACGCGGCCATGTCCTGGCCATAGATATCGGCCGCGTCGTACGGCGCGTTGTGGTTACCGTTCAGTGCCCGCGGCGTACCGGCGCCGGCGATCTGCGACGCAACCGGCGGTTTCGGCGCCGGCATCGGGTGGCCGTGCTGGTCTACCAGCGTGACGGTCGGTGTCACCGAAACAGCGGCCGGATCGGTCGACGCGCGCGGTGCGTCAGGCCCAGCGCCATGGCTAGCAACGCGATCGTGTTTTGGAGTTGCGAAACGTTGGTGATGTTTCGCGTAACGGATTTCGACCCGTCGCCCTGAGCGTACGAAAGCGTAATGGGATTCGCGCCAATCGACTGATTGAACATGGCCGTCTGGCACTGCGTCAGCCAGGTTTGCAGCGTTGTCTGCGGAATACCGACCAGCCAAGTCTGGTTTACGTTGAAGCCGCCCCAGTAACCGGACATCGGGCGCTCCCTATGCTAGCCGGCTCGCGATCGACGAGCGCCGGGCCGTCTCACCAAGCACCTTGACCGACGGCCCTTCGGGCGCGGCATAGACCGGGCCCTGGAAAGCGGGCGCTGACGCCGCCGGGTTCTCGGTCGCTGCCGGCATCGTGGGGGCGTAGCGTGGGGCGACGTCATCGGCACGGATATTAAGTTTGAGCCCGGCATGAAACAGTCCGCACAACGCCGCGTAGGCATACACGCGGCAGTCCAGCGCCTCGTTCGCTCGCCCTGGCGCCAGTTCCCAAACCCGGAACCGCTGGCCGTTGACTGATTTGGTGACCAACCGCTCGGAGACGAGCTGCGCGAAATAATTGATGTCCCGGTCGGCCGGGAAATGCATATAGCCAGCGCCCGGCGACGTCAGGTGTAACCGGTTCCGGACCACGTCTTTTGCCGCATTTACGCCGATGATCACCGGCCGGAACGCCTGTTTGTTCCGCGCGCTGGGCCGCTTCGTCGGCCACACAGGCGACCTGGCGCCGGCCCGTGCCGACTCGCCTTTGATGGCCCAGATGCGACGCCCTATGCGGGCCTTGCTGAACTCGTAGACCTTTTGGGTGTGGTGTCCGCCGCTGTCGAAGCACGCAGCCATGACTTCGAACCCGCGGCCATCTGCCCGGCGCCAGATGCGGCGCAAAAAGGCATCGACCTCGGCCCACAGCGAGGCGGTGTCGGGATCGCCCTCGACCACTTCATGCGCCAGGCTCCAGCTTTCCTCGTTGCGGCCCCACCCGACGACCTCGAGCTCGACGCGATCGTCCTGCACGTCGCCGCCGACAGTGATGACCGCGACGCCGTCCGGGACCTCCGCCGGCCAAGCCTCGACCCGCGCCGCCAGCGTGCGCTCCGACAGCGCATTGTCGCCGCGGTCTTCGTAGGGCAGGCCCAGCACCAGGTTGACGAAAGTCTGGCGCAGCAGCGGGTCGGCCTTCGCCTCCAGCCATTCCGAAACCAGGTTCGCCCAGCATGCATTCGGGAACAGGCTGTAGCCTGCCCAAATGTGAAAGCCCGCGTGCCCGCGGAACGGCTTTGTGGCACGCCACTCGCCGGCCTCAATCATGCCCGGCTTGTCGGCTTCCTCTATGACGCAGCCCGCGCGGCACAGGTAGAACGCCGTCTCGGCGAGGTTCTCGCCCGCCTCGTTTTTCCGCCATTTGATGCCGTACGGGATGTCCCGGCCGCCCCATTCCAGCATCTGCATTTCGCCGCAATGCGGGCAGGGCACGAAGTAGCGACGCTGGTCGCTGGTCTCGAAACTCTTCTCGATCCGGCTGACGCCCTTGATCGTGGGCGTGCTACCGAGAACGATCCTGCGGTTCCAGAACGTCTCCGTTCGTTTGGTGCCGAGCTTGATCTGGTCGCCTTCAGTGCCGGCGCCCTTGGCTGGGTAGCCGTCGATCTCGTCGAAAAGCACCACGCGGACGGTGATGCGCCGGAAGCCGCCGGGGCTGTTGGCGCCCACCAGCGCGAGCGTGGCGCCGTTTTGAAACACCTTGCGCCTGATCGTCTGGCCGCTGTCCTTGGCCTTGACGTCGCCCGCGATCGCAGCCAGCACCGGGGTGTCCCGCAGCATTGGCTGTATCTCGTTTTTGGAATAATCCTCCGCGTCCTCGGTGCGCGGCTGCACGACCAGAACCGGCGACGGGTCTTGGTGGACAAAATAGCCGACCGCGTGGTCCAGCATCTTCGTGAAGCCGACGCGGGCCGACTTCATCACCGTAACGGTCGTCACGCGAGGGTCCGTGACCGCGTCCATCATGCCGATTTGGTAGGCGAAAGCCTTGAACCGGCCCGTCTGGGCGGATGTTTCTCGGCTTAAAACCCCGTAGCGTTCGGCCCACTGGCTCAGCGTCAGCTTGGGCGGGGGCCGCAAGCCGGCCGCAAACGCCCCGCCAACGACCTGTTCCGCGTTGCCGAGCGGCATCAGAACCCCTTGGCGAGAGCCTCGGTAAGCGCTTCGAGGATCTCCGTGATCCAGCGCCGCAATGCGTCCTCGACTTCCGCGACCGTTTTTAAGCGCGACAGCTCGGGCGCGCGCTCCGACGGCATTGCCAGGAAGCGGGTCCGAACGATGTTCGCCGCGGCGGCCACCGCGCCGTTTACGCGATCCGCGTCCAGGAGCTTGCCCGCACGCTCGCCGTACTCCAGCTCTTTGAGCCTGGCGTTGAAGCTGTCGCGGGCGAGCTCGGCAGCCGCGCGGTCGAGATACATGCCGCCGGCCAGCAGCGCGTCCAGCACGGTTTTGGCGCGCCTAGCCGCTTCGCCGTCGACGCTGACGGGATTAAGCTCTGCGGCGTCGCTTACGGCCTTAACTGCCGGGCGCCGGCGCGTGACGCCGCCGCGCGGCGCGCGACGGTTTTCGGCGTATGCCGCGACTTCGGCCGGGTCGAAACTTCCGTCGTCGTTCCGCTTCAGCCGGCCCCGCTTCGCGGCGTCGATGACGCCGGGTTTGCTGATGCCGATGGCCGCTGCCGCCTGCGTCAAATCCACGGCGGCTCCAGGTTAAGCTGAAAAAATCTCAAAACCTAGATTTTCATCGAACTCGCGCAATGCCCGCGTTGCCGGAGGGGTGGTGGAAGGACCCGAATGTTTCGACATCGACCTTGAGCCTAGAACGCCGCAGCGTGGCGCTAGGGCTGCCGCTCAGCCCTGCCAGACCGGCGGAACGTATGTGCCGACCGGTACAACGAGGCCCGCCCGCATGGCGGCTGCAACGTATTCCTGCGGCAACATCACAGTCTGACCAGCGTGCCACCAGCGACGATGCGCGATGACGATGCGGCCAGCGGCAACTTCAACCGCGACCATCATAGCTTTGCGGTCGCGATCGCCTTCGCCATCGCTGCGTCAAACGCTTTGGGCCACTGAGCCGCCAACATGCCGGTGGCCGTGTCCAACCATCGCAGCTGCTGGTGGACCGGCAAGGCGTTTCCAAACCGTATGAGCAGTCGGAGCCTTCCTGCGCCCGCCGGCGGTTGACCAGTCCAGCCCGGCTGCACGGCGACGCGAACCACGCGGATGCGCTGCCAGACGCCACTGATCCCGCGGATCGTTGCCGCAAAACAGTCGGGCCGAGCCAGCAGCTTTTTGATTTTGTTTTTCGTCAGCTGACCATATTGGTCGAGGTCGACGTCTTTAGGGTTGAGAAGCGCCGTTCCGGGCAGCTTGTGCACGCCGCCGAACTCGTATGGCTGAAGGTATTTTGCCCGATCCGCCCGCACGCTAACGATTGCTGTCGGGTCGCCTTTTCGTGCTTTTTTCTCGACCTGCGTGGCGCGTTGGGTAAACGGCCTCGGATGCTTAAACACCTTGGCGATATGCGCGTTCTCTGCGCGCATCAGATCGAACGCGAGGCTGTTAACAGCGGTCGTGAGGGCAAAGGGCAGCTGGTTGCGCGCAAAGGCGGACAGCTTGGCCTGCGCGTCCCG